TGGTTGACGATTCTATGATTAATGAGAATATTGTTCCAATATGGAAACTCAAACTTGTTGAAGGTCTTGAACAGGCTTATGATGCTTATATGAGCGGCAACAAGGATTCATTGTACGAAAATGCTTAAAGTAAAAGTTCAACCATATAGTAGCGTTTGGGTAAGTGCTGATTCTCAGGAAGAATTAGGCTTAACATTCATGCGTTTTCAAGAATATTATGAAAGTGCTAATCCTAAATTTCGCAATAACATTTTTACAATTGGTCAGTTAAGACACTGGTATTCTGAAACTTATGGTGCTAATGATTATCATTTAACTTGGATAGGATTTAATTTTCCTAGTAAGGTACTCATTCCTTTCAAAGAAGGACTATTTGATCCACTGACCCAAGAAGAAAACAAACTATTAGAGTTATTTCGTTATCGTAAAGATAATTTCTATATTATTGGTGCTCAAAATAATACAACGCTAAGACACGAACTGGCTCATGCCTTATATTCTTCTAATGAAGGATATCGAAAAGATATAGATAACTTTATTAAAAAACACAACTCAAAACTGAAAAAACTGCGTAGTATTTTATTGAAAAAGGGATATTGCAAAGAAGTATTGAATGATGAAATACAAGCATATATTACAGATAATGACGATCCTCAAATAATAAATAGCACTTGTCAAAGTGTTATTACAGGTATCAATACTATTTATAACTCATACAATAAAATGAAGGCTAACAAATGATGTACGATCCAGAGGATATTGAATTGTGTGACGAGGAAAAAAGTTACCATGAATGGTTTGCTAACAATCTTCATTATATCCAACAAAATAAAAATCATGTTAGTGTTATGAAAAAATTGTATATGGCAGGATTTGCTGCCGGATTTGTCCACAAACAAAAATTAACAGCACAGGAACATCTGCAAAAATGAGTCCAATGTATAATCCAGATGACTGGAGTGAAGAATTTGATATTGTATTGAAATATGAACCTATTAGTGAAACAAATGTTAATAGGATCTTAGTTCAATATAAACACGATGATATACTAGATTATATCAAACAATTATGGAATTTAATTGATTATCAACGCAAATATATTGCAGAACAAACCAAACAGATTGTTGCTATGAAACATAAAGTAGCATGGAAACGATATGACAAAGATGAATCAGTATTTATTGAACATTTAAATAAACCTAAAAGAACAGACAGTGGTGGATGCTAGTATGTTTAAAATTACTGAAATCAAAAGTTGGGCAAAAACCTGGGGATATTCTATTCTTAAAGAGAAAGATGATAGCATCAATGGTGCTAGTTACTATTGGATGAAAAATGATGATCCTAATATTAGTGGTGTTGAGTTAAGCGTTAGCAAAGTTGCCAGAGCAATCTTTAATAGTATTACAGATAATAGATTCCTTGAGCATCAAAAACAATACGAAGAAAATAAAACAGAAACAAAATTTACAACGAGCGATTATTAATATGAATGTAAAATTAGTTAGTGTTACTCCAGACGCTGAAAAATTAATGGCTTATTGTGCCAGAGTAAGTAATCCAAATAATCAAAACAATGAGAATTATGCCAAGTTGTTGAAGTATTGTATAGACCATCAACATTGGAGTATATTTGAGCATGGTTTTATGACCGTAGAAATTAATACAACAAGAGGACTTGCTGCTCAAATTCTTCGTCATCGTAGTTTCACTTTCCAAGAATTTAGCCAGCGTTATGCTGATACAACATTACTAGCAGAAGAAATTCCACTATTTGAACTTAGGCGTCAAGACAACAAGAACCGACAAAATAGTATTGACGATATGGGCGATGAAATACGAGCAAAGTGGAATACTAAAATTCGTGAGCATTTTGGTAAAGCCAAAGCATTATATGACGGTATGATTGCTGACGGTATTGCTAAAGAGTGTGCAAGGTTTATACTACCATTAGCAACTCCAACGCGACTTTATATGAGTGGCACGGCCAGATCATGGATACATTATATTGAATTGCGTTCTGGTCATGGAACTCAAAAAGAGCATATGAATATTGCTAACGAATGTAAAACTATTTTTGTAGAACAGTTTCCTACTATCGGAGAGGCTTTAGGGTGGAAAAATGAAACTTTTTAATATTACTGCTCAGGTTTATAAGAATAATGATATTTCCAAACAGAATCTTTTAATAAATGAAGTTCACGATGGTTCATCATCGGACGAAGCATTAGTTCATTTCAAACACCATTTTCCTGCTATAGAATACTCTTTAGTAAAAATTCTATCTGTTGAAGAAATTGTTCAAGTTGCCTCTTGACCTTTGCCGATATTGTGGTATACTGCCACAAACGGAGAAACTATGAATAAATTGGGACTTTGCTGCATTTCGCTCAAACTTAAAGAACAGGGTATTGGTCATCAGACCATGACTTTTAAACGCTTCAATTCTCTACCGCGAGAAGAAGCATTGACAACTCTTGGAGATAGGATTCTTAATAATCTTATCACCACTCGTAAAACTATTGAATTTTGCGGACAAAATAACTACGTTTATCGTGTTAGTAGCGACATTTTTCCGCTCATAACTTATGATGAGGCTAATGTTAGTCTAGAGGATTTGCCTAACCATGACGAAATTCAAGATGAGTTTGATAATATTTCACAAACAATTGATTTATGTAATGTAAGTGTTTCCGCACACCCATCTGAATTTAACAGTTTGGCTAGTCTTTCTGATAGAGTTATAGAAAAAACGATTATAGAACTAAATTTTTATAGTAGTTTTTTTGATAGAATTGGACTTCCAGCAGATCATAGAAGTCCTATGAATTTCCATATTCACAATAATAATGGTACTAGAGAAGAAATTGCTAATAGGTTTTATAGAAATTTTCAACGTCTTGACGAAAATTGTCAAAAGCGTGTTTGCATAGAAAATGATGACAAACTTAATTGTTGGAGTGTAAAAGAATTGGTTGATATTTTTCATCCTATTACTCGTATCCCAATTTGTTTCGATTATCTGCATCATAAGTGTCATCCAGATAATCTCACAGAATGTGAGGCTATCAATATGTGTTATGGCACATGGAAAACAAAACCATTGTTTCATTACAGCGAATCTGCACCAGGAAATAATCCTCGTAAACACGCAGACTTTGCTACTGAATCTATCAATACTTATGGTTTAGAGTTTAATTTAGACTTTGAGATTAAACAAAAAGATTTGGCTATTGCTCATTATCAAGAACTTTATCCGACTTTCGGATGTTATCAACAGCCCACAATGGTTGTAAATTAGTATAGTTAAAACATCTTTTTTGTTGTTCAGTATCAGTTAAATCAAAACTTGCACAAGGTTTAATATGATCTATATGCCACTGTCCATAATTATTCCAACTCATACCATCTGTAAATTGTTTTTCTATATGTTGTAGTAATTCATAAATTGAACACCCGATTAAATTCATAGTTGAATTACTTTTATCATTTCTAGTAATTACTTGATTGACCCTTCTTCTTAAATTTTTTTTAATTTTATACGCTGGATTAATTTTTCTTTTATTTCTTTCTTTTTCATTAATCAATGTTCTGTTTTTATTTAGCCAATCTCGTTTTTGTTTTTGAATTTTTTGCTTATTGTTTTGTCTCCATTGTTTCATATATTCTGGATTTTCGGTTCTAAATTGTTGTGTTTTTTCTTTTAATTTAGATTGATTTTTTTGATAATATTTTCTATTATAATCTGATGTGCATTGTTTACACCTATATGAAGATTGATTTTTTTGCTTACTAAAATCTTTAATATTTTTTTCTATACCACATACACCACATTTTTTCATCTTAAATTCTCCAGTTACTAATATTGAATTACACCAAAATTGACTTGACCACATAGTTTTTTCTTTTACAATATATTAAACCATAAAAGGAGCATAATATGAGTGCTTGGCTAATTGCATTTACTGGATGCTGCTATGCGTATGTAGCAGCAGAACAAATTTATAAAGGTAATATGGGGATGTTTATAGTTTATACAGGATATTCTTTTGCTAATATTGGACTTTATATATTAGCATCAAAATAAGGGTCATACCATGAAAGAACCAGTTAAAATAAAACTAACAGATAATCCACAACCTAAAAATGTTAATTTAATACCGTTGCCATCAAAAGCCCATTATGATATTGAAATGGAAAATGATGTTTGGATAAAAAATGAAAATAATCAACAAAACAATTCGCAAAGCATACCAAAATTGGAATCCGAATCGTCAAATTAGATGCTATCATTATTCTGCCGCATTTGATGGTCAGAAAATGATTTGTTTCACCCAAAATAACCCGATTAAGACACATACTGGTGCTTATAGGATTGGTGAAGATTTTAATCTGGAAAAATATAAGGAGTTCCCATATTATCATTCTGAATCTCGTCTTATTTCTAAACTTTTGGATAAGTATAATACCATTGATTCTAATTGGTCAGTTGTTGTTATGCGTATCAATCGAAAGGGATTGGTTTTAGGAAGTAAACCTTGTAAAAATTGTGATAAACTTCTTAATGCTGTTGGTTTGAATAGTGTTTATTATAGTAATGATGATGGCAGTTTTAGTGACAGTATTGGAAATAACATTCAAGCAGAGTCCTTGACGTTGCCGATGACTATGGTATAATCCGTTCTACGGAGGAAACCATGAACTGTGTTTATTGTAAAAATTGTGTTGGAGTTGATCGTTACGAGTTTCTTGTTGAAACTGGTCGCAAAATTATCTGCAAGGATTGTAGTGTAGAAAATCGTGCGGTGGGATTTATGGATTGGGGACATAAAACTGCCCCCTCTCTTGTTATGGTTCCAAGTAATGCAACACAAACTATTCGTATTCTTGATCGTGCTAATAGGAGAGCAAGATGAAAAAACAAATGACTTGGTTAGATTTATACAACTTTCTATATGAAAAAGCCAACGATATTAATGGCGAAGGTAATTTTCCTTGGCAAGAATCTGTACAGGTATTTGATTTTGAAACTTTAGAATACTATTCAACAGATTTCATTGAAATGCCTGACGATAAACTGTCCTTGTCGATTGATACTGCCCAAAATATGGAGACAATCTAAATGGATTTTGAAATTGAGAGTTTGCTTTTTAAACAAGTTGAGAAACCTAAGCATCATTTGATGACTAAAATTATTAATGTTTGGGAGAATCGGTATCGCATCAATGTTTATACAGAAATTTTTGACGAGGTTGATAATCTGACTAAGCGAAAAATTCATGCGAGTTATTTTTGTCATTATTTTCCTGGTGAATTAAAAATTATTGATGGGCCAAAAAATCCGTCAGACCCTCTAAAGAAAACCTCTTGACAACGCCGATACTACGGTTATACTTAGAGAGTAACACCTAACAACGGAGAACAAAAATGGCTAAGGGTCAAAAAACTTGCGAGAACTGTGGTCAGTCTACTGGCCCCCGTGCTTATATGTGCAAGAAGTGCAACACTCCTTTTATCTTCAAAGCAAAGAGCAAGGAGCATAAGAATACCAAGATTATTCAGAATGTTAACTGGCGTGAACTGGTTAAGGGTGATAGAATCAAGGTTGGTGGCGGGCCTTATTTTGTTAGCAAGGGCGAATTTATCCCTATGGGCTATAGAGGCAAGTTCATTGTTGAGGGAGTAGACAAGAATGGTATTCTTGCTTGGGGTATTGACAAGAGTACAGGATTTGCTCATATTTATATGGGTGGAGATATTCAGAACAAGGAAACCGGCGTTTGGAAAACCAAACATAAGTTGATTAAACTCAAAATGAAAGAGAAAGAACCGGCATGAGTTTTGATAACCAAAAAAAAGAAGCACTAAGGAATTTATATTCTCATAGAGATCATATGGAGGATCATCTAAATAAGATCGAATCCATATTGCAGATATATTTTCCAGAAGAATTTGCCGTATTCTATCAACATTGGTTTCCTCAAATAAAAACGGCTCTTAGAGATGATACAAAATGGCTTCCTAGAGGTCAATATAGTATGGATTATACGTTAAATCGTTTGAATGATAAAGTTGCTGATGCTGACAATAAAGGTGTAAGTAAATATATCAAATAATTGGAGTATAAATATGAGCGAAGTTTATGCTATTACTGATCTTGAAGGTTATGCAAACGAAATGCGTATTGCCGCTGCAAAAAGTTTATCAGCAAATGAAAACGACAATATTGATGACTACATTAGTCTTAATCAGATGATTAATTTGGTTAGAATGGAATGTGTTGGGTATGACCATAAAGATCGACCGCTTTTAAACGAAGAAACAAACGAACAAATTTATGAAAAGACTGTTATCTGGATACATAATGTTGGACTAGCAAAACTGGCTGCTAAAGGATTGGTAGAGTGTGCTTGGGATAATCAAACCAATGAAATGGTTTTTTGGGCTAATCCAGAAATAAACAAGCCAGAAAAGAAAAAGAGGAAATCCAATGGCGAATCCGTCAAACGAAGAAATAACAAGAAAAATAAGGGATCTTGAAGATAAGATTCATGACTGTAAGACATATATCTCATCAGATTTTTGTATAAGTTGTAATGAGATGTATGAAAATATTAAAAAACATGAAGCAGAAATTAAGGTTCTTAAAGAACTATATCACAACGATTGAGATTTTTGCTCAAGGGTTGACAAGTCAATGACCGATGATATAATGGACTCAGGATGGTTTTGATCGTACAACACGGGGCGGAAGGTAAGCCGGTTGCATCCGATACTCTTATAAGGTATTCATAGGTAGGTTCGACTCCTACTCGCCCTATTTTTAAACTTGCTTTAAGCAAAAATGGAACTACTATAAATCATGAACAACAATCCTGCACAAGAACAAGGACAGTTTATGACTCATCGCTCATTATGTTGTATGCCAATAATAACTTTGCTAGTTGGTTTATTGGTTTTATCAGTTGGATTTAATTATGTATTTTTTGGCAAGATAAATCAATTAACTAAAATAGTTAATACAATAGCCGCTCCTATTGACGATGATGAACTTAAAAAGTTAATGAATGAAATTGAAAGATTATCAAAGGAAGAATATATGAATAATCTTAAGTATGATGTAAAAACCAAACAGCCTATAACAAATGATTTTAGATCTAATTAAAAACAGAATTTGGCAATTAAAATTGTCACTAGTTAATAGAAAATGCTATTTGACTGGACAAAATTTACAATACAAACTATGTTATTGCGGACGTAAACGAATTAGAGATATTATATCAAGTAAATATTTGAATGACGATATTTGGATTTGTCCAAAGGAATATTTGAGACTTCTTAGAAGTAATATCTTGTAGGTGTATAAGATAAATAGCCTTCCTAAACTATTGATTTTATAATCAACCCACCTATAAGAAAGAGAAATTATGAAGTATCGATTACTGTTTATCGGTCTAGTTTCAGTTTTATTCGCATCATTGACCATGAATGTTATTCACTCAGAGTCACTAGATGTTGCTAAAGAAACAATACAAATTAATGAAATGGTACACTCAAAAGTTATCAACAGTTTGCATGACAGATTAATGGAATTAGAATAAGGGTGCGTAAAGGCTTCGACTACATAAAGAGAATTATATTGGCAAGTAGAAGTTGATCTGGAGGCTTCTCTAAAACCAGATTAAACGCTTTAACTGGCGAAACACAGTTAGCACTTGCTGCCTAATAAAAAAGGGCAGTAACGGATTGAGGTTGCGAATGAGGGTAGCGACCAAAAATCCGACGTTAAATCCCTCTGCACTTACAATATCCAACGGGTTGTAGGTTAAGAGCAGTTGGTAAGATGAGATTAGTCTTGTTTATTCTGTACTCTCATTTAATTTATGAATAAAATAAACTTGTAGAAAATGTAATTTGAAATATGATAGGACAGGGGTTCGACTCCCCTCGCATCCACTTATGATAGCAGTTCATAGTTTCTTTAAGAATACAACAGATATAAAATCAAATATAACTTACATTTCTAAGCAGGCCGAACTGTCTTGTAAGTTTCTCAAAAAACATAAGTTTACAGTTATTTTATATACTGATGAAATATCTATTAATTATTTTAGACATATAAAATATGATAATATAGTTACATTAGATATATCTGAAATACAACCTAATATACCTTTTGATTTTTGGTCGGCTTCAAAACTTATAGTTTGTTCGACCATAAAGGAACCATATTTTCATGTAGATACTGATTTATTTTTAGTTGAAAATTGCTTAGACAATTATTTAGATAAAGATTTTTTTGTATTTCATGAAGAATCTTGGATTAAGCAAAAGAGTTATACTGAAAATAAAGATTTAATATATAATCACTTTAATCATATAAATGATAATTCATTTGTTTATAATAATGCTATTTTTGGAGGCAAAAATCATATGTTAATTAATTCTTCAATAAATTTTTTAATAAACTCTATTATACAAAAAAATGAAATTATTGATCAAATTTTATTTGATAAAAAACCTAGAAGAGAAAATGATGGAGCGAAATCAGTTTTCATAGAACAATATCTATTTAATAATTTAGTAAAACAAAATTTAAAAATTGATCATATTCCTCTAATTTTAAAAGAATCTAGCGAATGTAAAAATTCTAGAGATATTTATGCATTGCTTAAAAAATACCATATTATACATTTATGGATTCAAAAATATTCTATTGATCATGTTATAGGATTGTCTAATTTCATAGATATGTTAGACAAAAAATATTTTTAATGTTATGACTAGAAAAATTTGTTCATATTGTGGCAAAAGAAAAAATAAAGGAAGTTTTCCTAAGCACAGTATGTATAAAGACAATTTAGATAGTCGCTGTAAAAAGTGTGTTAAAAAACAGTGCAAAGTTCGCGGAAAACTTCATAAAAAAGCACCGCCTCGTCCAGAACTTTGTGAATGTTGTAAAAAAGTACCATTAAAATGGTGCTTAGATCATGACCACTCTGACGATTCTTTCAGAGGATGGATTTGTGAAAGGTGTAATACTGGATTAGGAAAATTAGGAGATAATTTACAAGGCATTATTAATGCTATGAATTATTTGTTATCTAAAAGAAAGCTTATTAAATAATGAATAAATTAGCTCTTTTTTCTTTCATAAAAGATGAGATAGATTTTATTTCTTCATTTATTTCATATCATAAAAATATTTTTGACGAGATTACTATCATAGACAATGGTTCTACAGATGGAACTCTAGAAATTTTACAAGAATATGAGAAAACTAACATTATTACTCTTATTAGAGATCATTCTCCGTTCTCTATGAAAGGTGAAATTTGTTCAAAAATAATGAAAAATAGTTCATGTGATTTGTTAGTTGGTTTAGATGCTGATGAAATTATGGTATTTGACAATAATGATATAGTATCGAAAGATATCTTGACAATTAAAAACTATTTGCAAAATCTTGAAATAAATGGATTTAAATACAAAATTAATAAAGTATATGATTATCATCCAGACGATGATGGGTGGTATGGTATTGCTGGTCATACAAAAATAATTTTCCCACAAAAAACTTTTCTGTATACAGATACTGGTTTTCATAGGGGCAGAACAACTTTGGATCCAAAATCTAATTTTGATAGTAATCCATATTATTGGAGAATAATGTTTAAAAGCAAAAATATTAAGGATAAAATTTTACCTATTAATATATCATATCTTCATTATCATTTTAAATCAAAAGAAATTTGGTTAAAAAATACTGAAAAAAAACTAAGATCAAGATTAGGAGATCAATGGAATAATATTTCAGTATTAGAAAACTATGATGGACCATCAATACATTGTAAAAAAAGATACATTCAATACCTAAAAACTAATGAATGGGTTGATTGTAAAAAAACTGTTTTTCTAGGAAGAGAAATTATATGAATCCATGGATGAGTGATGAAGAAATAAAAAAAATTCAATCTTATCTAAAATCAACAGATATATTTTTGGAATGGGGTTCTGGAGGATCTACCATATATTTTTCACAATTTGTTAAACAGTATGTATCCATTGAATATGATATTAACTGGTATAGAAATTTAAATGAAATAATAATTAATCAGAACATACAAAACATAAATTATATATATTGTCCTCCTAATAATGATATTTTATTGCCAATATGGCACGGCAATAGTAATTCAAAAGATTTTATTGAATATGTAAATGTGATTGATAATATACCTATTACAAAATATGATAAAGTATTGATAGATGGAAGATCCAGAGTTGAATGTGCTAAAAAAGCATTATCTTATACTAACAAAAATTCAATAATTTTTATTCATGATTTTTTTACAAGACCGGCATATTTTTCAGTGTTGGGACATTATACTCTGATTGATAGTATAAAAGATGGTCAATCTTTGGCCGTTCTAAAGAAAAAGCCTTGACAGTGCCGATACGGTATGGTATACTGATTAGACACAAGGAGAAATTGGAATGACGCACGATTTTAATTATGTTTGGGATATGATAAGTGATCTTAGGGCCACTAGCAGCACCATTAATAAGCAAGGGATTATTGAGGATTATTGCAATCATAATTCTGAGGCTGCAAATTTTGCTAAGAAAATTCTGCTCTATACCTACCATCCTCTCTGGCAATATAATGTCACTAGTGATAATCTGAAAAAGAAAAATTCACTTCGCGGAAAGTCTTACAAGAATTTCTTTGATCTGCTGGATGATCTAAAGAGTCGTAAAATTACTGGACATGATGCTATTGGGGCAGTCCATACTTTTATTGATAGTCAGTCAAATAAGAACAATATCGAAGAACTGATTTACTGCATCATTGATAAGGACTTGAAAACCCGTGCTGGTGACAAGATTATCAACAAGGCTATTCCTGACCATATTCCAGAGTTTAGTGTTGCTCTGGCAGATAAATACGAGCCTAAACTTGTAGATTGGAAGGATAATTGGTATGTTTCTAGAAAGATTGACGGTGCTAGATGTATCGCTATTGTCGATTCTGATAGTAATGCTACCTTCTATTCCCGCACAGGAAAAGAGTTTGATACTCTTGGTATTGTCGCTGGTGGCATTAAGGCTCTTGGCATTAAAGATGTAGTATTTGATGGTGAACTTTGTCTGGTTGATGACGAAGGTAATGAGGATTTTCAGGGAGTTATGAAGCAACTGAAAAAAAAGGATCATACTATTCCTAATCCATCATACAAGATTTTTGATATGATTAGTCATGATGAATTTTATAGCAAACGTGGAACTCCCGGTAAAACATACAAGCATCGCTATAATAGTCTTAGACACACAATGAAAGATAATACTTGCCCTTGTCTTAGTGTGCTTGGTCAAGAACTTATCAAAGATGATGAGCATTTTCAAGAATGGATTACTCGTTCCAACCAATATGGCTGGGAGGGATTGATCTTGAGGGCAAATGAGCCCTACAAAGGCAAAAGATCAAAAGATATGCTCAAATGGAAAACATTTAATGATGCAGAATATGTCGTAAAAGATATGGAATTTGGCCCATTTAGATATGTTTTGAATGGTAAAGAAACAGAAGAACAAATGCTATCATGTGTTACTATTGAACACAAGGGATATAATGTTAGAGTTGGTAGTGGATTTAGTATTGAGCAAAGACAGTATTTCTATAATAATCCTAAAGAACTGCTTGGAAAAATTATTAGAGTAAATTATTTTGAAGAAACTGAGAATCAAGACGGTGGTATCTCGCTGAGATTTCCGACTTTGGCATATGTCTATGGAGATAATAGAGATATTTAAAGTATTTTATTGCCTTTTCTGATATTTGCTTTGGCTTCTAATGGTTGTAGATTTGTATAATTAAAACATTTTTGCTGTTGTGTAGGATCAGTAAAATCAAAACTTGAACACGGGATTATGTGGTCTATATGCCAGTAAGTGCCATAGTTTTTCCATGACATTTTATAATCAAATTGTTTTTCTAGATATGTTTTGAGTTCTGATATAGAACATCCTATTAATTCTATAGATCTTTTACTGTCTTTGTTTTGTTTTAGATGAGTTCTTATGTGATTACCACAGTTATGTAAAAGTCTATATTCTATGTCATTATGATATCTATTTTTATGATACCAATACTTATATTCAGCAATTTTCTTTTTATTTTTTTGTCTATATTTCTTTTTTGCTTTTAATATTTTAGTATGATTATTTTCTTTATATTCTAGAAACTTATCTATATTGTTTTGATAATATTGTTTACACTGTTCTTTATGGCAAGTTATACATCTGGCTCTAAAACCTGTTTTATTGGTATGAAAATATTTCTTAGTTGCGGGTAATTTTTTCTTACATTTTGTGCATTGTTTTTTCATAATTTAAATCCTATAAAACATAAAACCTTACACTTTTATACACCAGTTGGCTACAAAACCTAAAGAAACAAGTCTTGACAAGACGATACCAGTAGTGTAGAATCGTAGCATACACTTGGAACATTCTTTGGAGAAAACTATGATTGTTGAGAATACTGTTATTCCGATTCAGAATAATGTTATGGACAAGAGCAAGGCTGATATTTTCTTTGAAACTTTTCCGCGAGACAAGGTGGTTTCTTACAAAGAATATTGGGAAAGTGTTCGTCCTCAGAATGTTGAGGATATTTTCCGTCGTTATCTGTTCGCATATTGCAGCGTTCATACTACATGGAAAGGCAATTGTGCAGGATATAATGCTATCAAGAATTTCGATGAGTGGATTGACAGTAAAGAAACTTTACTGAATAAACTCCATAAGAGTGGCGTTGGACTTCACAATAATAGAACCAATTATATTTGGGATTTTAGTGAGAAGTTTTGGGCCAATCCCAAAGACTTTTATTTTACTGCTAAGAAGGGTCATGTTAAGAAGCGTGACAGTATTCTGAATAAGATCAGCGGTATTGGATTGGCTAAAATTAGTTTTGCTCTTGAAATGATTCATCCTAATGAGGCAAGAGTATTGTGCGGTGATGTTCATCAACTCCGACTTTACGATATGGAGCATCTGAAGTATAATAAGAGCAAGAGTGGCTCGACCATGTATAAAAAGATGGAACGTCACTGGATGGTAAATTGTGGTAAGCACAAGATTCCATCTTATATTGCTCGTTCAATCTACTGGGATGCTCTTCAAAAGAAAGATGATAGTCGATACTGGAGTTTCGTTCTTGAAGATTAATAATATTGACACGAAGATAGGACTAGCAATACAGTCAATTAATATACTATTTAATAATCAAGCTATTATTGTTGGTTCTCTGGCTGATTGTTTTTATATTGATGAGAATATAGAGATTAATGATCTAGATTTAGTATTAACAGAACAAATATTCCTAGAGTCATTAAGCCTTGTTCAAAAACCAACACTTCTAGAAAAGGACGATTTTTATTTCAAATTATTGAATAATATTGCTTTTAGTAGTATTTGCTATCAAGGATACTATAAAAGTAAAAAATATCTAAAATTAGATTGTTTTTTAGATTCTGACAATTATAAATTAAACAAAATTGAAAGTATTAAATATCAAAAAATTCTCGACACTTGCACAATATTCAAATCCTCTATAAAATCAACATCTAATATAATAGAATATAAGGTAATTGATCCATATCTAAGAATAGAGTCCTTAAAAAATTTATTAAATGCTGATACCTCATGTGTCAAAAATAGTTTAGGATTAAAATGGTTATTAGAAAAAAAACAAAAAAGTTTAGATAAATTAATAAGATACCACCATATCTATGGAAAATAATATGACAAACCAGAATGGAAAAGGTTCTAAAAGACGACCAAAATCAGTAGACCAAAAAACATGGGACGAAAACTATGAAAGAATCTTCAGAAAAAGCAAAAATACTAAGCATGGTAAAATTCGAAAAAAATAAAACCTCATTCATACTTTGTGACTGCAAAAGCGAGGTTTTGGTTTTGGAGTATGATAATGAATATGACCTTACTGAACTGTCAATATATGAAAATCTATCATCATACAGTCATAAAATGTCATTTTGGCAGAAACTACGATATGTTTATCAAATTTTAGTAAAAGGTAGACCGTATTCTGATCAAATTGTATTGAATAGAGAACAACTAAAAGATTTATCATCATTCATAAATGGGTGTATATAGTCTTGTCTCTAATTCTTTAAGGAGGCTACTATGATAATGAAAAACTATGTTACTGATGAACTAGTCAATAAGATATATCATCTTACCAAGGCTCTTAATCAAACAGAATCTATAATTAAAACTCTTGAAGAAGAAAACAATTCTCTAAAAGAAACACTATCATCAATTTATCATAGAGAAAATTTGGTAAACAATGACTTTTTAGTAGAGGTATAATCATGGGCCATCTAAATAAAAGTTCAACCGATAAAATGGTGTTTGGAGTTTGCGGAGGACTAGCAAACTGGACTGGAATTGATTCATCTATTATCAGATTAGGATTTATATTAGGTTCTATTTTTACTGGAAGTATTTTATTTTGGATTTATATTTTGCTTGGGATTCTTCTTTCATATGATGACACTAAATAAACCATTTAATTCAATAATATTAAATGAAATTATTTCTTTTTTTGAAAATAATATCATTATATGCGGGAGTTTATCTGATTATATTCATATTAATTATGAAGAATCTTTATTAGATTATGATTTCATCATAAAAAAATCATGTTTTTTACACTATTTCAGTCAATTAACATTACCAGATAATATTGTATATAAAAATTTTCTTTTAAGGAGAAAAAAATCTTCATTTTTTACTAACGTATCTTATATTGGAACATACAAAGATTCATTTATTGTAGATTTTTTTGTTAAAGAATCTATAACTGACGATATAATTCATATAGATTCAGAAAAAATTATACAAAACAGTAGTTATAATAAAATTATTATAGATTCTGCATATTCAAGAATAGATCAATTAAAAAGAATACTTACAATACAAAGAAAAAAAGGTATGCCTTATTGGGTTCATGGATGGCTTAAGAACAAACACAAAAAAGCAAGTTTAAAATTAGACTTATATAATAAATTATATCCAGAATATTTATGATACATTTTATTTCTGATACACATTTTGGGCATAAGAATATCTTAGGATACTGCCAAAGGCCATTTCAAACTACTGAAGAAATGGATTCTACTATAATTGATAATATCAATGCTGCTGTTAAGCCTAAAGACACTCTATATTTTCTAGGAGATTTTTGTCATAGAGGTGGTGATCCAAAGAAATATCGTAAAAGGATAAATTGTGAGGATATTCATATGATTCTTGGAAATCACGACAATGAGGAAAAATTCAATAAAAAAGACTTTTCTTCAATAGGTTTAATGAAAGAGATCGTGTATTGCAATAAAAAAATAGTGTTGTTTCACTATCCTATGAGAGCATGGAACAAAAGTTATCGAAATAGTTGGATGCTGTATGGTCATGTTCACGGGCGACTACATACTGAGGACGATGCTCTAGGACGCTATACGCTTGATGTAGGCGTGGATAATAAAAGAGAAGGGGTTGGATTCGGTACTCCGTTCAGTTTTAAAGAGATTCAGAAACTTTTTT